TCTCTACGTGTACAAATCTAGTACGAACTCTTCCTACGTTGCCGCTATCTAAGACCAATAGCGAAGACGTTGATACAAAGGCAGACGATCATGCGTATGATGCACTACGGTATATGTGTATGACACGTCAAATTTCTACACCACAGGCGGCTATCTTTAAGAATATGTATACTAGGCCACCAGAACTTACAGATGCTACTTTTGGATATTAAGTATTATGGCAGATAAACCGCCTTTAGGATCGATTGAAGAACTGTTTAATTTCTTAGAAAAAGCATTCGCTTTTGAGAAGGAACTGGTTGTCTTTGGTGATCGTAGAAAAGGGCCATTGGTAAAGTCGGAAGCTTCTAAGAAGCCGCTTCCTATGATGTCTGCTGAAGAATTCGAAGAAACAATTGTTAAAGCATTTGATAAAGCCGCACATCATTGGAGCCTGTCTCCAGAAGTAGATAGAATGGTAGAGTGGTTAGAATCTAATGAGGGAATAGAATTTTTAAAAAAAGAGAAAGATAAAAATAACGGGTTTTTTCAATCGGATTTAGGAATATGGTGGACAAACCGCCGTGAACACTGGTTGGACGTACGCAGTAAAGCTAAAGAAGAGAGAGAAGCAAATGTAAAACGTCCTGTAGAGACTGGGCTTGTATCTCTTCCCGAAAAGGCTATTCCTGAAGAGGAATATAAAACGTATGGAGGCAGACCTAAAAAAACAAGTGTAGAGTATCAAAAAGATCGTGAAGATATGGCGGCACGGAAGGCAATAATAGAGGCGGAAAAGCCGGATTTATCACAACAAGGATTTATTAGTCAGGTTGATCAGGATAGGAAAACATCACAAACTATACTAGATAGGGCTATTGATCTTGTAACAGAGCAGCAAAAGGCAGATACACGGCTATTAGTAACCGAGCTTGGTACGAGTGCTACTACTGCTGATGAGTTACTTTATCAAATGACACGGATGAAAATAATTGAAAAAGAAGGCAATAATTATAAAGTACTTCAACCACCACTGCCTCCTGAAGAATCTCCTGCAAGAAACCTGCCGCATACTTCTATTAGAAGTCAAAGAATTACAGATAAAGACCTTGAAACTGGGCCTAAAGAATTAGCGAGGCGTCCCCACGCTGACAGACGTGAGTTTGCGTATAGACAACAAGAAATATATAATACGTATGAAAGAGATAAACTACAACGATTTTATCGTTGGTTAGAACAGACAGATGACGGAAGAGAGTGGATAGCAAATCAAGTTCATTTTTCAGACGGTTTTCTTGACACTTCAAGAGGTAAAGAGTATTTAAATTCGAGTTTCGGAAAAAAGTTTTTAGAAACAGACGCCGGTAAAAAATATACTGCACTTCGAATAGACGATGAATCACGAAAGCAATTACAAAGCATATCTAACATAGGAAGAGGAACAAGTAGTAGTAATTTTCCTAATGTTGTGGATGTACGTGGAGAAGCAGGAATAGTAGATTTATCTGAAAAAACAGATAGCCGTTTGCGAGACTTAGATAAAGAACAAATTAAAAATTTTCAAAGATTAATGTATCAAAAGCCATTTCATGAAACAGAACTTGGTTCTCTTTTAGATCAGGCTAAAGAAGTAATAGGGCGTTATGTTACTTTTCCTGAAATACTAGAATCATCTGGAAATAAAGGTATAACTGTTAGCACATTGCAAAAAGAACTAGAATTAGAATATAATCAAGGGATTACTTCTGATTTAATAGAAAAATTGATAGAAGATGGAGTTCTTGGTAAAAATGAAACGGATCAACGGTCTTTTAATATACTATTAACAGAAAAATCGCCATTTGTACCTAAACATAGGGCAAATGCTCCGAAGACTTTATCGATTTTACAAAAAAGAGCAATTATTCGTGCACATGAATCACGTTTTATGCCTAAACATATAGATGCTTTATCGCTTGGCAGCAAAACGCGAGTACAGGCTTTTCGAAAAAAGTTAATACAGGATTTTCAGGACAGATATCAACAAAGCGGTCAAGCAGAGGCTCCTCCTACGCAATCGCTGCCATATTATCAAGTTGTGACAAAAGGCTCGGAGACTCATCGTATACCTTCTCCTACTCCAACACAATTTACAGTAGGGGACACTGGACGATTAGCAGATATGGGGGGAAGGTCACTTCCCTTGAGGTATACACTAAAATATGAACAGGGGCTACCCCGTCCTCTATCAGAAGAGCAGATGAAATTTGTATTAGAAAACGTAGGAAAACTAGAATCTAGAGAATTCAAACAGGTACTAAAAGAAAAGGGCATGACACCCCCCACCTCACTTAGTAGATCATTAAGAGAAAAGGCTACAACATTACCTGAAAATGGGGACGTTATTCTTAGCGCACTTACTATTGCTAGAAATACAGCAGTAAAGGTTTTTACAGGAGATATAGCACCTATAGTTGGACAGGTACGGCCTGATGTAATGGATTATAGGTTATCTAAAGTTCAAGCAATTTTTGATTTATTAAGAAATATGGAAAATGGAAATAAATATTTTCAAGGGCCGCAAGATTTTAAGAAAATTCCAAACCCACCGGGGCTACGATATGCAGACAAGGGAGAGCATGCGCGGTTTAATTTTCGTCATATGAAAAGTGCTTATTGGAGAAAAGGGGCTTTACCTCAAAAAGGAACTGATATCTGGGTATCTGATTCTTATATAACCATGAGAAAATTTTTTAAAGAAATTGTAGGGTGGAGTGATGATAATCTTTCAAAGACTATGTATGATTTTTCTCAACACGGTGCTGGCCGTATTCAAAAAGAATTTTTAGCAGATATAGGATTACTAAAAAGAACTAATCATAGATGGGTACTCAATCACTCAAGCGATGTTAATAGAAATCCTAAAGAGCATTACGGAGGAAAATATGGTAATTACGGCGATCTAAGGCATGATAGGCCACAATGGTTTACAGCAGACATGAAGGAAGGAGAAGCCATCGTTTCTGAACAAAATAATATTTGGCCTCCAAATGGCGATCCTACGTTTGCAAAGCAGAATGCATTGCCCTCTTCACCTACGATATACTATAAAAAGCCGTGGAAAGATAGACAGGGAGTATACACTGAAGGAAAATCTAAAGGAAGAAGCAAGGTTGCACAAGGAACAGATATTTTTAGATTAGTTTGGGATTATGAAATAACACCAGCAGCATACGATTCTTTTGAAGATATGAAAAATTTGCTTACGTACGGATACGGAGATAATTCTGGAGATGTTCCTCCTAAACTAGCGCATAGAAGGCGAAATTTTTTACAAGAAATATATAATACTGATCTTCCACATGAATACAAAAATATAGCAAATGTTTTAAATTTACAAATTGATCCTTCTTCTCTTACTCCATCTCCCTTACAAATTCAACATGACAATGTTGTGGTGCTAAAAGAAAATGCAGAGCCAATTAAAATAGGGATTCCAGAAGGACAGGGTAAGTTAGCGCCATCTACTGATGAATATACGGATTTACGTAGACTTGAAAAAAGTGAACAACGTAAACAGGAGATTCCCTTACCAGAACAGGCAACTAAAGTACATACTCCACAGGAGATGAAGGCCCGATTGCAAGAAAAAGCAGCAGAAAAAAGAAAAGCACAGGCTGACCGTCTTCGTCTTAAATCGGCAGCACACTCTGCGGAAACTGATTTGTCTAGGCGAAAATTTATTTTAGGGCAATCCCAGAAGGGGTCACCATCTCTTCCTGATCCTAAAAATGTTCAGCAGCCAATGAAGCCAGCAGCAGAACCTGCACCTAAAACGCCTTCATTAAGAAGCGCAAGAACAGGGCTTCCTACACCAGAACAACCACGTACTGAAGTAGGGGGGCGTAGTCCCGCCGGTCCCGGTACTAAAAAAATAACAGGTGGAGGAGGGAAGAGAATAATGCGGAGGAAGAAACCGTGGGAAGATTTCACTATGTCTAAAGGCGGGTTTGTTACCCTATAACTAAAACTAAACGTATAAAAAGGAGAAAAAATATGCCATCTAATTATCGTTATCCCGGTAAGTCTGATTTTGAAAAACAAACTAAAGCGGGACGTATGAGCGATGCAAACGAAAGTTCTTTGTATCGTGAAAAAATGGAGAAGCGTCTTCTTGGTGAGACGGACAATCCAAAGCCGTTTGCTAGTTCAGTTGCATACCCCTCCACTAAAGGGTCTGTACATACCACCATGTCGATGAATCAAAGGACTATCAAACAGGGTGAAATGGGCTAAATAAAGCACATGGTTGAGAATAATAACGTCGAAGGCGATCAGTCTGGAACGATAGATTCTGAAGATATACCGTATGCGGTAGGACACATCAAAGCAAAGTTTACCGAAGCAGAAAACGGACGATACGAATCCGAACTTCGGTGGCAAAAAGCGTATAAAAATTATCGTGGTGTTCTTGACGGTACTACGGCGTATACATCAACGGAAAAAAGCAAGGTCTTTGTAAAGATTACAAAGGTAAAAGTATTGGCAGCATACGGACAGATTGCTGATATTTTGTTTTCCAATAAGAAATTTCCGCTTGTTGTAGAATCTACGCCTCTTCCAGAGGGCATAGCTGAGTTTGCACATCTTTCGCAAAACCCGCTGGGTCAGCAACAGGAAGAAGAGCCTAGTGCCTTCTTGGCTGGTCTAGAGGAAAAATATGGGGAATCGCAGTCTCTTAAACCGGGACCAGCAAAGATGGGTGAACCACAGATTGAGCCAGCCCGTGAATCTGCGCTCAAACTAGAAAAGGTTATTCATGATCAGCTAATCAATGCAGAAGCAGTGAAGATACTACGGCATGCAATTTTTGAGTGCTGTCTTCTTGGCTGTGGTATCGTAAAGGGTCCGTTTAGTAACTTTAAAGAGATACAGGCATGGGAAGTTGGCGCGGAAGGTGCACGAACGTATGCTCCGTACCAAAAGAACATCCCCATAATTTCCGGCGTATCGTGCTGGGATTTCTATCCTGATCCAGCCGCAACTTCTATTGAAGATTGTGATTACGTTATTGAGCGACATAAGATGAATCGTGAGCAACTTCGCGCATTGCGTAATAAACCACATTTTGATCTGGATGCTATTAATCAGTGTCTTGATATGGGGCCGAACTATGTTGAGCGTGGGTACGAATCGAGCATTAGAGATGAAGATGACTTCGATACGGCGCATAAAAGTAGGTACGAAGTTCTTGAGTACTGGGGATATCTGGATAAAAATCTTGCTGAACAGCTTGGTTTGGAATTACCAGAAGGACAGGACAACTTAGATTCGCTTCATACCAATATCTGGATTTGCGGCAACCAGATTCTACGTGCAGTTATCAATCCGTTTACGCCAGCACGTATTCCGTATCAAGCTGTTCCGTATGAGATTAATCCGTATAATTTCTTCGGTATCGGCGTAGCTGAGAATATGGAAGATGCCCAGATGCTTATGAATGGTCATATGCGTATGGCTATTGATAATCTTGTTCTTGCTGGTAATATGGTCTTTGACGTAGATGAGACTTCGCTTGTACCGGGACAATCTATGGAAATTTATCCCGGTAAGATATTCAGGCGGCAGAGTGGTGTAACAGGAACCGCTGTTCACGGTTTGAAGTTCCCCAATACAGCGCCCGAAAATATCCAGATGTATCAAGTATCGCGTCAATTGGCTGATGAAGAGACGGGTATTCCGTCCATCATCCACGGTCAGACAGGCGTAACGGGTACTGGACGTACCGCTGCTGGGCTTTCTATGCTAATGAGTTCAGCAGGGCTAAGTATTAAGACAGCAATCAAAAACATTGATGATTACCTTCTTAAACCGATGGGTGAGGGGTATTTTCAGTGGAACATGCAGTTCAACGAGGAACATCCCGATATTATGGGAGACTTAGAAATTAAACCAAAAGGAACTGCTGCTGTGATGCAAAAGGAAATCAGGTCACAGCGATTATTGACCCTACTACAAACAGTTGCTAATCCGGCACTTGCTCCGTTTATCAAGATTCCGAATTTGATAAAGGAACTTGCTATAGCACAGGATATTGATCCTGATTTGCTTGTAAATGATATGAATGAAGCAGCCGTATTTGCAGATATATTGAGAGGACTTACTAATGCTCAAGGAACAGGCGCGCAGGGTGGCCCCGCTGGTCAGCAACAGGGAGGCGTGGACGGCGCTGGAGGAGTTCCTGTTGGAGCAAATCCAATGGACGAGTCGGGCGTTGGCGGTGGAAATATCGGAGTTGGAAGTGCGCCGGTTGCAGGGGAGAGCGGCTTTACTGGAAACCCTCCTCAATCTTAAAACAAATGCGAAAGCGGCAATAGAAAGTGAAGAATAAATAATGGTTAATTCTACTGGTTTTGTACAAGCTCCGCAAGTAGCCCTTCCAGAAGTTGCACGAACATTTGAGGTTCCAAAAGTACCGACACATACGCAAACCTTTGGAGTTCCTCAAGTTCCTACAACTGGTGGAGGTTTTCTTGCGCCGTCTGGACCGGGACAACCCGCTACTTCTACGGTCCCCTCTCTTTCTCCATCAAGCGGAGGAGGAGGAGGATTCGGTATTGACGGAAGTACATTAGCTTTAGGAGGAGGTGCAGCAGCACTTGCAGCGGCTCTTGGTGCTGCTGGACAAAAAGAAAATGGCGGTGGTGGCATACTTTCACCAGAAAACATTCTTTCAGGATTATCAAAAATAGGTGATTTAACAGGGCTTACCGGCGACGGGAGCATTCTTGACAAGCTTCTTCCAGAGGGTTTTGATCTTACAAGTCTGCCCGAAGGCGTACAGAATTTTTTTAATCTAGGAGATTCATCAGTTGCGCCGACAAACTTCGCAGAAGCTCTTAATATTAGCCCAACAGCAGGACAAGAATTGGCCCAACTTCAAGGACCGATAACACAAGGAGCAGCACAGTTTGCTACTAATTTTACTTCTATGTTTCCCGGCGCTGCTACAAGTACTGCTGCTTTATCTGCCGTACCGGGATTAACAGGGGCTATAGGTGGAACTACTATTTCTATTCCTTCTATGGGCGGCGCACTTGCAGGAGCGACAGCAGCACCAGCAGGTGCAGGAGCAATGATGGCAGCATTCGCACCGGCAGCAATAGCTCTTGGTGGAATAATGGCGCTGAAGATGTCTTCACAAAAAGACCCCGGTACATTAGCAGCCGAAGCAGAGGCAAGATTTGATCAAATTTCTGCGACAAAATCCGTAGCTCAAAAACATGGCATACAAGCAGCAATTGATGAATTTGGTTATAATCAAGTTTTGGAGTATGCTCCGTTTTTTGCTCCCGGTGCTCCGGGATACACAAGTTCGCTTCTACGTGATCAACGGCCAGACCATGCAGTATTAAAAGAAATATCAGCAGATGATCCAAGAGGCAGGGAAATTCTTGAATTTGTAGCAAGTAATAGAGGCGATGCTCCGCTTCAAGGAAATACTGCGGAACTTATTAAACAGCGAGGTATTAGTACGACACCAAGTGCTCGTATGGAAGAAGAAATGGATTATGTACTGAAACAAATGAGCGTTCCTGAAGAACATAGAGATTATGGTATTAGTAGTAATACCCGCGAATTTAAAGATGGGCTTATTAAGAAGCTGGTAGATTTAGAAAAATTAAAAGTGGTAACAGATGAACACGGTATTGAATACATCAAGCCGGGAAATTATTATAACGAAGACCCATTAATGGTAGGAGTATAAGATATGGCTACATTAGTAGAATCATTACAGCATATCGCTATAAATCCTGAAGATTGGTATATGGATGAAAGTACTTTAAAAGCACATAAAATACTTTCCAGTATACCGGGAACGGAAAATTATGAACAGGGGGAAGGTTTCTTTGACGTTAATACTAAAAGAATAGAGCATCTTCAAAATAATTTTAATAATCCAGACTTTCAAGACTATGTTTTAAAGCATCCCTCTCTTTTTGATGCATTTCCGAATGAACTTTCTTCATATACTCCGTTTATGAATGAAGTTTTGAAAAGTAGACAGATAACTCAAGCTGCTCCTCCTGCGCCTTTAATTGAAAATCCAAATATGGTGCCTCTTGTCAATGTAGCAGAAAGAAATCCTGTTGAACCTCTTAATGAAAGAAGGGTACCAAGAACATTATCTTCTGGTCCTTTAGTCTCCGCAGCGGGAAGTACTGAACATCCAGAAAATTCACAAGAATTTAAACAATTTATTAAAGATCGGAATGAAAGTCCTGCTTTCGAAGATTCTTCAGGTTTTGTATCAAGTATGTCCAATGATGATTTTGCTGAACTCTCTCGTTACGAAGAAAATGCAAGACTTGCCCATGAAGAGGATCAGGAAGCTCCCGGTGGTCAATACGACCATAAATACTCACCTGCCTACGAAGAGTATGATGAAGTTCCCGGTGGTCAATACGACCATAAATACTCACCTGCCTATGAAGAGTATGATGAAGTTCCCGGTGGTCAATTCCGTGGAGAGGAACCCGCATTTGGTAGAGCATTAGGATTAAATCGTTCTGAAGACCAAATTAAAAAAGACGTAGCAATTTCTAAAGCTCTTGATAGAGGCGACTACGATGCAGTTATGCGTATTCAAGAAGGAAAAGAGCCTGAACTAGATAATTATTCGTATATGGATGAACAACGTCACAGATATCAAGATGGTGGATTTGTTCCTCCAGAGGAAGCGCCTGTTCCAGTAGACGGACCTCCGCTTCCAGAAGACGATATGGGCTTTGTAGGCTCACCAGAGGAAGCCGCTGTTGATCAAGTTGACGCTGCACAAAATGGAGATATGGGTGGAGATAATGTAGAAGCCGATGTTCCCGAAGGCTCCTTTGTATTAAATTCGTATGCTGTAGAATTGGCAGGTATCAAAGATATCGAAAAACTGGTTAAAGATGCTAAGAAATTCTATATGGAGCAAAAGCAACAGGAGGGACTTGTTTCTCCAGATGCAGGACAGGAAGAAGACATTGAAATTCGCGTATCCGAAGGCGAGTACATCATTCCTCCTGCGCTTGTACGGATTATTGGACGGGACCGCTTAGAGAAGATTAATAAGCGTGGAATCGATGAGTTTGAGCGGCAACAGGCAGAAGAAACAGAGGCCGGTGGTCAGGAAATGCCACAGGAGCCACAGGGCTTTATGCCTCAAGAAGAAGCAGCGCCCATGCAACAGGAAATGGCTGCACCTATGCCACAGGGGTTTGCAACAGGCGGGGGAGTTCAATCAGATGTATCTGTTCCTCTTTTTCAAACTTTAAATGCATTACAAGGTGTTTTTGGTAAATCACAACAAAAGACAGCACAAGCACCTAAACGGAAAAAAGTAGCTGCTGTTGCACAACCAAGAGGAAGACAGAATGTTGCACGACCTAAATTGCCGCAACAACAGCCGAACCAGCCTCTTACTGGTATTACCCCTTCTGCTGGTGGCTTCATGCAACCCGGTGGAGTTGGCTCAAAAAAAAAGTATGATGTCGGGGGAAGCGTAGCTCCTATTCCACGATGGAAACCAATTAGTCCAAAAGAATCAAATGTTCTTGATCCTTTTTATACAAATAATCCCGGTAATGTAGAAGCTAGATTTGATTGGGCAGGAACCGTAGGACGTTATGCTACAAAAAGAGAAAGAGAAAAAGGAAAAAGTTCTTTTGCTGTATTTAGTCATCCTGTTTTAGGTATTCGTGCTTTAGCAAGAGATTTAAAAACAAAGATAGGAAATAAAAAAGGAAATTTAAGAGAAATTATTACACGATATGCTCCTAAAAATGAAAATAAAACACAAAACTATATTAATTTCATACAAAGTGAAATAAAAAATAAAAATAAGAATAAAACGGTTACAACGGTTACAGAAAAAGATTTACCTGCTTTAGTAAAGGCAGTAATAAAATTTGAAAATACAAAAGCAGATAAAGACTATTATATGAAAAATCCTGAATGGATAGAAGAAGGAATAGAATTATCGAAGAAAAGTATTCCCGGTACTTTAAAAACTTTAGAGGAAGTAAGGGAATATGTTTATCCTCCTATTCCAAAGGAGAAACCAAAAAAGATGGAAGGCGGATTTGTATCCGCTTGACAAGAAGGTCAGCCACCCGATTTATCGGCTCTGACAAATAACACCTAAGAAGACGGATACCCAATTCTATAATTGGCCCCGTATGGAGGTATAAATGAGTGAAACAACTTTAATTAACAAGGAAGATACTGAGGTTACCCCATATCAAAATGCTTATCGAAAAGACTTAGCAATTGATGACGATGAAGCAGAATCTCTTGATCTTGCCGATGTACAAGGCGTAAACAAGGATACTTCTAGCCTCATCCAAAATGAAGAACAGGAACATGATTGGAAGAAGCGATATAGCGATCTAAAGCGATATCATGACACCAAACAAAATGAATGGAAACAGGAACAACAGTTAGCGGAAGCGAAGTTTGCAGCACAACAGCGTGTTCCTGCTGAACTTCCTAAAACTCAAGAGGAACTGGAAACATTCAGAGATGAGTATCCTGAAATCTTTAGTGTAATGCAATCTGTCTCGCAACTTGAAGCAGGTTCTCGTGTTAATGAACTTGAAAAGCAAATCGAGTATCTACAGGAGAATGAGTCAAAAGCAAGAGAACAGGTCGCTGAACAGGAATTGCTAGTTAAGCACCCAGACTTTTTTGAACTAAAGGAAAGTCAGGAATTTCTTGATTGGCTAATACTACAGCCAGAAAATATTTCTGATGGACTTTACAAGAACAAAAAGGATGTTGCGTGGGCATCTCGCGTAGTTGACTTGTATAAATTAGAAACTAATCGCTCTCAGAAACAGCCTAAATCTAAAGGTAGGCAAAATGCAGCAGAAGCAGTGACAAAAACACGCACTCTTTCTTCTGATAATATGTCACAGGAAAAAAAGATTTGGACTGTCGAAGAAATTTCTCGCTTGAAACCACATGAATTTGAGCAACTAGAATCTGAAATTGATGCGGCTAAACGAGAGGGAAGAATTCAATAACAATAAGGAGATACTAAAATGGCATTTGGAGTAGCAGCCGGATATAGTAACCTACCTAATGGTAAGTTTCTACCGGCAATCTATAGCCAAAAAGTACTCAAATTCTTCCGTCGTGCCTCTGTAGCAGAAGCTATTACTAATACAGATTATGCGGGGGAAATTGAAAATTTTGGCGACACGGTGAAGATTATTAAAGAACCATCAATCACGGTATCCTCGTATACCCGTGGTTCTGTAGTCAACACTGAAGACCTGTCCGACACCGAGATTACTCTTGCTGTCGATCAGGGTAATTACTTTGCTTTTAAAGTTGATGATGTCGAAGAGCGGCAGAGCCATGTTAATTGGGAATCTCTGTCCACTTCTAGCGGCGCATACAGCTTGAAGAAGGCATATGATTACAATATTCTGAAGAATATCAGCGACAATGCTGCTACTGACACTACCAATCTTGGTGCTGCCAGTTCAGCGATTTCGTGCAACACCGGCAACGAGTGCGCTAACTATCTTAGCACTTTTGCCCGTAAGTTGGACGAAGGTGACGTTCCTGAAGAGAACCGTTGGATTGTGGCCCCGCCTCAGTTCTACGAAATTCTGCGTCAGGCGGATGCCAAGCTGATGGATTCCAGTGTTACCGGCGAAGATAAGTCTGCCCTTATGAATGGTGCTGTCACCTCTCGTAAGATTCACGGCTTTACTTTGTATCAGACTAACGCAATTTCCGTTAGCTCTGCTGGTACTGCTGCGTCCCACACTTTCGGTCCTTCGGCCACCAGCGGCGAGACTATCGTTCTTGGCGGTCACATGAGCGCGGTTTGCACTGCTTCCGCAATCGCAAAGACCGAAGTGATCCGTGACCCCGATAGCTTTGCAGACATTGTTCGTGGTCTGCATGTTTTCGGACGTAAAGTGCTACGCTCTTCAGGCACCGGCTTTGTCGGCGTCTACAAGGGTGTACCTGATCTTAACACATAATAGGGAGGACTGAAAAATGGCTACTTATACTATTGACAATGTAGGCACTGCTGGTCATCCCGCAAACGCAGCCGCTGTTCGTGTTGTTGACATGGTGATCGACTTTAGTGAAACCACTAATGTCGCCAACGATGTTTTTGAATGCATTAGCATTCCAGCTAACACGTATGTTATTACAGCGGGTGTTGATGTGTTGACCGCAGATTCTGCGGGTAACAGTGGTACCCTCTCTCTAGGAGATGGTGCTGATGTTGACCGTTATATCACTGCTGCTGCCCCCGGTAGTACTACTATGACTATCAAGGCACAAGCAGGTACTAGCGCAATGGGAACGACTTCGGTTGCTTACGGTATTCATACCTCTGCTGATACGCTTGATCTTGTTGTGGGTACTGGTGCGCTTAACGGCAAGTATCGTGTTTGGGCATTGACTGCCGACTTCGGTGGCATGGGAGATGCTGAATCACAAGGCGTTTCTTTCTCGTAAATCTTGAGTAACGGTTTCGGAGGGTCCGTTCAAAACCCTCCACCTTAACCTAATTAAATGGAGTTTGTAATGAAACTGTTTAGAAAAATCAAAGAATGGCTAAAGCGTCTTTGGACTGTCAGCTGTCAAAAGCTATGCTTCTGTAAGTAAAGTAAAATGACCTGTAAGAAATGTGAATGTGAAGATTGTCAAGATGAATGCATCTGTGAAGCATGTACACATGAAGTATGCGATTGTCAGAAAAGGGAAGAATAATGTGGAGATTAGTATTTAAAGCAGGTAAAGCTCTTTTAACCGATTCGAGTGTGGCGAAGGGTACTACAGTACTTAGTGAACATACTTCTAAAAAAGCAGGAGAGGCTGCTCTTAAAAAAGTACAGTCAGTACCAGTTAAAAAAATACCAGAAGGTGATCCTAAAACTGTTTTTAAAGGTGATCCTGTATGGGAAGGAAGACACCGGCTCTCTAAAGAAAAATTTGATGCACAGCAAAAAGCTAGAAAAGCATTTGTATCTAAAAGGCCGGGATATCAAGAAGCAGTAAACAAAAATATAAAAGAAGCGGCTACTGCTGAACGCTCTTCAAATCAATACAAACCTTTTAAAAAAATGGAAAAATCAGAAACTGTCCACAGAGGAGAGAAACCTAAAGAAATGGCTGTAGGCGGTAAAGTAAAAAAGAAAGCCAAGAAAAGCTATACAAAGAAGTATGCTAAAGGTGGTGGAGTAAGGAAGGTTCGATCTTAAATGAAAGCAAAACCTGAAAAATGGGCAGCAGAATCTCTTGTCAAAGAAACAGAATCAAAAACTCCTTTAACTCCTAAACAACAAAGAGAAGCTGGTGAACTTACTATGGAGATACTTTTATCAATGCTGCCAGTACCGGGAGTAAAAAAAACTAAAAACCTTTTTAAAAGAAAAGGAAAAGCCAAAGGCGGCTACGTTAAGAAATATGCTAAAGGTGGTGGAGTAAGGAAGGTTCGATCTTAATGAATGGCATGGAGATGGACTGCACTCATAGTTTATTTAATAATCTGCATCTATGATTTTGTAGTTGTACCTGTGTGGTATGGACTAAACAGACCCGATCTTTCTTCCTTCGTAACATATATAACAACAATTGAAGACCCATTAGTACAATTAGAATTAATGAAAAAAATGACAGGGCAACACACCCCTTTTACTCTTATGGGCGGCGGATTATTCCACTTAGCCTTTGGAGCATTACTTACCGGATCAGTA